CTCCAAGACAAGGTACTATTTTATAGTAATTTTTATTCCAGGTTTTTTTGCAAAGTCAAATATAGGTTTAAAACCTCTAGTGATTTCATTAAAAGCCTCGGAATCAAAGAATTGATTCTCAAACTTGACAAATTCAAAATGATTTGAAAATGCAGGATTGTGAATCTCCTTGATAAAATCTAATATTTTAAGAGGATTATCTAATCTCTCTTTATTAATATCAGGTTTTATACAATGGAATTCCAAGTTCGTTAGCTCTGTCAGAAGCTCATTATGATGTTTCAAGAAAAGATCTAATTCTAAATCCAAAAACTTTTTAGATTTTAAGAACTTAGTTCTATCTTGTTCAAACTCAGATAAATATATTAAATTATATTTATATGATCATAATCTTCTGTGAGTGTCATATGTATCATCTATGTCTAGTCCTAACCTCAATAAATTGAGATCAGGGTAAGTACCATTTTTGTTATTAAAGAAAATATTAGCAAAAACGTGTATTTCTAAAAACTGTTTTTTAAATTTTAAAAACTCAGGTTTTAGTCAATACGAACGTTCCGTAATAGGTTTCTCTAATTCTAAAGAATAGTGCTCACTAGTCAAAGATCGGTAAAATGATTCCAGATCATCTGATGTAATAATCTTATCTAAAATAGATATTCGGTTAGCTATTTGATTTAATTTAAAAACTTTCTTAATAGAATTTTGAATTCTATCAATTAAGATCAATTTAAATGTCAAAATATTAGTTGATGCGAAAAATCTATCTTTCTTAGGAATAGGAGTCAAATCCCATTTCCTAGTTAATAGATAATTTTTTACTACTTTAGAGATTAACCCCGGTTTCATTCAGTTGATATTTCGACCAAAGAAACTTAAAGGTTTATCTCGATCAGTAATGATTGAGAGTACATCTTCCATCTTAATGATATTAGATTGGAACAATTGAGTTGCGAAACCTACTAAAGGATATATTCGATCTACAGTTTTATCTGTTGATCTTCTATTACCTATTAGTAAAAGTTTTCACAAATCTTTACCCCATCTATTGTTAATTAAGCGAGTAGTAACTGCTAACCTTCCAAAGAAATTATCGGATGATAATAATTCTTTGAAGGATAAAGCAGAGACATCTTCTCCAAACAGAGAAGTACGCTTAGCAAACTCTAGAACGGGTTTTGTTTCAGATATTATAGATTTAGATAAGTTAATACCGACTCCAATCTGTTCACAGAACGATTGATAGCGGTTAGCTACATCTTTATCAAATAATACTAAATCATCACCTAAGATGATGTACTGATCATACCAAATTCCTCGAGGGATTTTCCCTAATGATTGAGCGATAAATTGGATCATCATATGATGAGTCAAATTTAACATTGCCCATGATGAGAGAGCTCCCATAGGTTGGCCTACTTCATATCTTAGTGATTGTTCAGGAATATTATAGTTATTCTTAGAGATTACATAATCTCTATTAACTAAAATACTACCTCACAAATCACCAATTCCAAATAAACTATTTAAAATAGCTTTTTGGGAAGATATAGGAAGCCTATCAGTGGCAGCACTCAAATCAAAACCATAGGAACAATTATACTTCAAAGACAAATCTTTGGCATAATTAAAACCTGAGTTTTGATCATGAGTACAATCATTAGGAATCTTCTTAAAAAGAGAAAATAGCCAGTTATGTAACGGATAAAACAAGGATTGAGTTATTATATCAACCATTGCAAATACCCGTAACTTTCCAGCTGCTTCTTCCTTAAAAGATAATTTCCCTAAAGGTCCAAAAGAATCTTTAAACCAACCTCTAATACCATATTTTTTCTTAAGAAATTCTATGTTATTGAACAAGGTAAAAATATTCTTTGAATTAGTTACTTTTAGATAAGTCAAGATGTCCTTAAAAATAACTTTATTATTTTTAAGAGATCAATACGAATCTAAAAGACGACTATAACTTTTCATTCCAAGTGGAGATGACTTAACAATAGGTAAGACCTTAGTTATAGTCAAATCTTCAATATTGGCATTAGAAAATTTCTGTAAGAGACTTGAACTAGTAATAGTTAGTCATCTGTTGAAATCGTCTAATACAATATTAGAACCTTGGAAACTTTCAGTAATAGTAGATAACTTAG